AATATTTAGTGCTACCCAGTTGTCCTCCTGATTGATGTATGTCTGGGAGAAGCTCATGCAGATGTCTGTGTATTGCTTGCCATCTCCTGCTGTGAATATCACTGGCTGCAATGTAGCACTATTTGTAAAGCTCACGGTATACTGTCCACCCCAAGGATTCAGGAATGCCTCAGGCATGGCCTCAAGGTCGGCATCAATAAAGCCATCTATGTCAATGGTCAGCAGTTGCTGAATGCGCACATTCACTCCCGGCTTAGTGATGTTGAGTAATATCTCTGGCTCAGTGTAGTCGGTAGGAACTTGCACATAGAATGCGGTAGGGCAAGCATTGAGAGGCTCGCACACCTTGAAACAATCATTGCAGCATTGTGCCATACTTTTCCAGATTGAAGTTTGAAGTTATCTCTGCAAAGTTACTGAAAATGAAATAGCGGAAAGCATCCAATGCGTGAGACTTGTCCGGATTCTTATTCTTCCACGCATCCAAGCTGCCCTGGCGATCTACCTTGGCCTCCTTGAGGTCAGTAATTAGAATGCCACATTCCTTTTCACCTATCTTGATTTTGGCCTTTTGAAGCACCAAAATAGTGATCAGCCTGCTGGCTATATGGCTAGGATTAACCTTAGGCACTTGAAGCTGCATGTCCACAATATTCAGGTAGTTCTTGATCATCAGGTAAGCACTGATGTTGCCCTGAGTGAACGCATTCCGAGCAGCTCCAGAGGCATCACCATTGATGACATAGGTCATGCCGGGAAACTCTTCCTTGATGGTCTGGCACAATGTGCTTAGGTCTCCAATTCTGTAGACCTTGATGATATTTATGTTGGCATAGTATTCAGCATCATAGCCATACTTGATATACTGGCACACTACACAGGTGTTCGTGACATTGAAGTCGAATGCCAGGTAGAGTGAGTGATGCGGATTGGCTTTAATATAGCCACCGTACACATGCCGGGAGTAGTCAAAAGTGTAGGCAAAGAGAGACTCTCTGTCCCAGACTCCCCATTGGCCCAATGCATAGACTTCATAGTAAGTCTGATTGACTGTCTTTAATGCCTCCATCCTTGTGACATACTCCTGATCAAGAAAGTTGAGGGCATCTCTGTAAGTGCCGTGCAGCCTGAGTATTTGGTTCTGCTCCTTCTCAGGGACATCATCGAAGAACCTCTTCTTAATCCAGTGAGAGTCTGACACCGGATTGAATGTCAGGAAGAATCTCTTTGGCTGCTCTGACTTACCTCTGAGTCGCAGAGTTATTTGGGTGAAGTCCTCCAGGCTCAGCTCTGTTGCCTCTTCAATCCAAATGTACTTAGCCTGGCTGAGTGACTTGAGCTTCTCAGGATCATCGCATCCTAAGAACACAATCTTGTTTGTGCCAGATTGCAGCTCAAGGTAACCAGTCTTAGCCTTGACAACTTTGTCAAAGCCCCACTGACTTATCTTGTTCCTAAAGTCAGCAAATACTGAATTTCGCAGAGTGCTGGCAACCTTGCGGATTACAAAGTAGGTCTGGAATTGGTTGGCCTTGTTGTCAATGATTTCGCTTAGGAATATTTGAATCATTGTCTGGCTCTTGCCACTTCCAGCTCCACCCCAGAGGATGTTGTAGGTCTTAGGCTCAGCAAGTGCTGGCAGATACTTCTGACTCCACAGCTCAGGGCTGGATAGATCATACCGAGCCATTACTCAGCCTCAGGCTTCATTAGGACTTTGGGCAGGATTACTTCATTAACCTGCATGTTCACCTGTTCCTGGTTCATTAGGCCAAGGTCACGAGCTATGATGTTATGGTTGAATAGGCCAGATGCAGCCCCTTCCAGCTTGCTTGTGTAGATGGCCTGCTCAATACGCGTAAAGACACTACCAAAGTCTTTTGATTTGGTCTTATACTCTGAGAGCTTAGTCCAGCAGGAGAAGCCACAGGCAAGCGCAAAGCCTTCTTTGGTGAGCAGCCTTTTCTTGGGCAATCTAACCTCTGTTGCATCCTTGCCACGGAAGTCCACTTCAATCAATGGATTTTCCTCAGCCCATTGAACATACTGCTCAAAATTCTCAAGAATCTCTTCTGGACTCTTAAATCTGCCATCTAAACCGTGCTTCAAACGAAGCATCCAACATTGATTTCCCTTAGGTGCTGCCATAATTTGTACCGGGATTGCTCCCCTTGTTTTAGGTGTGGTTGATTATTTCTTTTTTGCTGTCTTCTTGGCCTTCTTAGCCATAGACAAGGCAATGGCTACAGCCTGCTTCTGCGGCTTTCCTGCCTTCATTTCAGTCTTAATGTTAGAACTAACTGTCTTTGATGAATAACCCTTCTTCAGCATATTTTTAAAATTTATGTAAAGATAAGTATTTCAAAATTGCCTCATAGACTTCAAGCTGATTAGCCCATCTGCGCCTATGTCCGAGGGCGGCTTCTTGAATTGTAAGTTTGCTTTTTAATTGGCTGATTTTTCGGGCAAGGTAATCCTTGCAGTGCTGGTGTGTCATCATGGCTGGCTTGACTTGATAAATAAGGTCATTCGTATAAGTGCTTCGGCCCTCATACTGGGCAGGCACTTGGCTTATATTTACACTAGAAAGGAAGGTCATCTATGTTGAAATTATCGTTTAAGTCCGGAGCTAAAATTTCCGGTGTTGGCAAGTAAGCATTTAAGTTAAGAAGGCCCAAAATTCTATTCATCGGGTCACCACCGTTAAACATAAACCTCCGCTTTGGATAATTGTACTCAAACTGAATAAAGCCTCGCTTACCAACTTCCTTACGCTTAATCTTTTTGGTGTGCAGCTCACAGGTTGGGTCATTTGGATGAGTATAGAATAAAGGCCTATGATAAATCAGGATGTTCCACATTTTGTTATTCCACATAGCTCCTCCGGCTAAATCATAGACATCAGGACAAGGATAATTATCCTGGTTATTCTTTTTGCTGCCTCCCTTAGGATGGCTCAAGATGAAAAAGTAAACATTGTTTATGTTAGCAAATCGGGCAAAGTCTCCAAGAACTTGGCTTAGATATTGATCATCTCTTCCTCCAGCTCTGCTTATGTCATTGTCCATCTGATTGAATGGATCAATAACTACACCATCAACTTTCTCCTTTATGATAAGTTCTAGAAATCGCTGCTTGATGTAAGCCGGAGTAGGACTTTCACTTTCAGGATAAATGTAAAAGAAATGGTCGCTCACCCAACGGTATGCTTTTTCGTAAGCCTCTTTAGTTGGTCTGTTGTTACTTTTTGGAGAGCATTCCTGACCAAGTAACATTTCGACAAGGTCATGGTAAAACATTTCGGCAGGATTGTCCTCCGGTGGGAATATGGCAAACTTTCGCCCATATAGAGCAGCATGGCAAAGCATCATAAACTTCATTATGCTGGATTTACCATGATTGCCATGACCTGAGAGAAGAGTAATTTCTCCTCTCCTAAATTTGAATAGATCATCAAGAATAGGAACTCCGATATTGTCAAGAAATGGCAATCCTTTTTCCAGCAAGTCCAGAGCCTTGTCCATTACTGAACTTCCATAAACCACATCCTTTGCCGGAATGGATGTATTAAATAGCTCGGCAGGAGGAGCAACATCAATCTCCATCAGAGTCTTGCTATCAATGACTTTTCCGGCAGTCATTTCAGCAGTGCCAAATTGATTGGCCCAGTATCGGTAGGCATTGGCTATAGTCTGCTCACATTCCTTCCGGCTGAAGCTGGTATCATTAGCCAGGAACTGATTATCACAAAAGGCAAGACAGTCATATTGATCTACTCCGAATCGGCAGCAAGCTCCGGCAAAGCAGAGGATAAAGTGATTTCTCTGTCCATCTTGGAAGTATTGGTTCTTTGAGGCAGTCCATTTTAGAATTTTTGGGATAAGCTCAACTTTACTTTCGTAGGTCGGCATTTGTAGCCTTTCATGCCGGATGTAGAGTTTAAATGGTATTGCCTCCTTGTTGATGTATAGGTCAGGGTCATAGCTCTCAAAGCATCCTCTGGCTATGTCCTTGTTGGCCTTGTCTGCCTGGCAATAGTCAATCGTTAGTGCATTGAAGTAATCCAGGAGTGCCTCATATTGCTCCTTATACTTTTCGGCATCGGCTATCCGCATAAGTGCTTTCAGGCCTCCTCTGGGAGACACCCAGCAAGCATAGGTGTAAGGCTCAGAAATAATGATGGTTTGCAAGTCTCTGAGCTGATCAGGTTGGACATCATCCCAGTCCATTATGGCTAAACCGGATGCTTTTTTAAAAGCAACGGCTGCTCTTCTTGTGAACTGTCCTGAGAAGCAGATTAGAGGCAGCTTGTTCAGCTTAAAGTCTTTCTGCTGCTCCTGGTCTTGAATTGACCTGAGCTGCTCAATCAGTTCTTTAGATGTGCCATTCTTGATTCTGTCCAGCACCATATCAACTGGGAAGAACTTAGGATCATCAACTGTCCTGAAGTTGTCAAAAAAGGTAACAGTCATAGGGTAGATTTGATTTGATTGATGAAGGCAATATGGTCAAAGTCCGCAGGAACAAGCTCTGGATATTTAGGCTTCTCAGGAGGATGTCCTACTTTCAGACAATGGCGAACATAGTCTCCATAATTGCTATGAACTTCCTGCCGCAGTAGGATAGGATCATGCTCCGGCTTTGGAGGATAGTAATTTTGGTTAGCCTGGGCAGCCAGAGGAACAAAGGTGTTTGAGCTAAATTTGTTTTTACTATGCCAAGTAGCTAACCTTTTTGCAATGTCAAAAAACTTTTGAGCCTCAAATCTCATTTTGCCTTTTTGGTCAGTTTCTGTCCAATAGTTGCCAAAGGCCACAATCATTTGATATCCATATTTAGGCTCATACTGATTTAAGGCTTCTTTAAACTCTTGTTCAGTCTTAATTGGTTTATTGGTTTGTTGGTTATTAGGTTTAACTATTGGGTCAGGTGCTTGCTCAGATGGTTGCTCAGGTGCTTGCTCAGTTGGTGTGTCAAGTGGTGTGTCAAGTGCTTGCTCAAATTTTGACAAAGCAATTATGGAAGCATGATGATATTGATTGCTAGATTCACGGATTAGCTTTATGAATCCATGCTCAATTAGGTCATTAAAAATTTTCTTGTAAGTATTTCTGCTACCTATTGAAAGCACCTCCATTGTGTGCATTCTTGGAAGACCAAACTCTGATTTTTGGCCAAAGTAGTTCCAGCGATCAACGATGTAGAAATAAAACTCAGCATGAGCTGATGATAGTTTGCCTGGATTATTAAATCTCCATTCAAACCATTGTCTGGTTAATTGATAGCCATTCATAAATATATTCCACTATCAAGTAAAATTTGTTCAACTGAAGGCATATCTGTGAAATCATCATAAATACCTTCTGCAACAAGAGTTTCATCTAACCACACCATAACTTTGATAATCATAAGTTCTGGACTGTGAGTGATGTCAATTTTTAATTCTTTAAAAACTAAGTGCATAAAAAAAACCCTTTGTTCGCCTTTCGAGGTAGGAGTCTCTACTCAGCGGACAAAGGGCAATAAAATATTTTACAAACGCTGCTCCTACCCAGCGGCCTTTCGGCATTGCAAACTTAACTACTTTTCCTGAAACGCATTGATGTGGTCAAAAAATTTCTGCACCTCTTCCTCGCTCATGTCAAAAATCTGCCAGACCAGATCAACCACAGCAGAATTAATAGTATCTTCAGCCTGGGCCATCTCTGGGCCTAGGTGATTGTGCAGAAACTTCTCGAATTGGGTTGCCTCATTGAGCAACCTGTTAAAGTGCATCTTAACCTCTCTCTTGAGCTTAATGTCATCTGAGTGCTTAATGACATAGCCTGTCTCCAGCACTCCCCGGATGAAGCAGGTGAACTTAGTGAAGTCTCTCATGACCTAATGCACCAGGCGAATAAGACAGTCATTCCAATGGCATAGGAAGCCATGACAATGGAGAAGGCCATCCAAGCCCTGTGATGCCTTTGGCACTCTGATAGCTCAGCATCTAGCTGGTCATGCTCATTATGCCACCATGAGACAGCCTCAGTGAGTAGGTCAATCTCTTTCCTGAGCTTAGCAGCCTGCTCCTTATGGTAGTCTCTTGACCGCCTATGATTGTCAGCATGCCTCCGGCTCTCTGCCAGCTCTGACTTTAACTTATTGATTTCTTCCATTGGTTAGATTAATTTTTTTGCAAATAAAATGCAATAATTAGAACGGAAAAACTATCACAAAAAAAATCAGATAAAAACCATGATGGTGTTTTTAAACCACCAGAGGCTGGCAGCTTTTCGCAGCTCCTTAGTAAGTAGATCATCAAGGAAGTAACCTCTGCTCTGCATCTGTTGCATGATGTAGTCATTAGTCTGGCAATTGACATGCCCATCACCTACCTGACCAGGTATGGCCCAGGACAGAATGATAAATCCCTTCTCCTCATCATTGCAATGGTTGGTGATGTTATTCAGGAATGTCTCTTCAAATTCTGCCGGAATGTGTTCGCCCACTTCCAGACTCATCACGCACTTGAATTTCTTTTGCAGATCAAAGTCCTTGCTGAAGTCTAAGACCTTGCCTAATCCCTGGCTGAGCTGTTCAGTGTATGGGTTGCCATCGTAAGCCTCCACCACTATGTTATGCCTACCGAAGAAACGAACATAAGCACCAGTGCCACAGCCAAAGTCTACCAGAGTATCGCACTTTCGGGCCTTGAGTATTTTTAAAATTGCACCTGCCAGCCTGCTGTCATGAGCATGGCCTTCACGATTGGGATTCTCCCAAAATCCATTTTCATTGATTTTCATAGGTCACATTGTTTAATTCGTAGTACCAATCTATTGCTGCAATGACTTCCTCCAGAGACCAAGAGATCACTACCATCCAGTTGCGCTCAACTAACTTATCGAACTGGATAAGCTGCTGATCAGATGGCTTATTGTATCCGACCTTCAGCTCAATGGCTAAGCCAGCATAACCTCTGCGATTGTCCAAGATCAGGCAATCAGGTATCCCTGCCTTCACTCCCATAGCCTTGAGCTTTGCTGCCTCAATGCCATTCCTGCTACCACCATTTGGACAGTGAAACCAGAATGAGCCAATGAAATCAAGATACCGGGCTACTGACTTCTGAAGGTTGTCCTCGCTGCCCTTGTACTTTGGGAACTTGTCTAAGCCTTTCAGCCTGATTTTTGGCTCAACCATCTCGAAAATTATTCTAGCCAATATTTTTGCATTTACTTTGCAAACCTAAACCAAAAGGATGGACTTACTTAAAATTTCTGATTTCTGCCGGAAGTATAAACTTCCTAATCATAGATTCACCAGGTACAAGCGGCTATTTCACACTCAGAAAGTGGATGGCTATCTGAAGCCCTGGGTAAAGTGTGATGAATGGAACTTGTCAATGGTAGCTGATATTCTCCAGCACACCGGGACACGCAGGAGGAAGCAGAGGTTAAGCCTGGATGCCTTCTGCAATAAGTATGGCCTGACCTCTGAACTCTTTAATAAAGTGTGCCACCGGATGATTCTGGAGGATCATGATGGAGAAATGATGGTGGTGGATTCTAAGCACAATTATGCCCTTCTGAAGCATGGGAGGCTCATTCGGACTAAATCTTAAAAAAAACTGAAAATATTTTTGCAGATAATTTGCAGAAATAAAAAGTAGCTCTACCTTTGTCTCAACATTTACCAATAACAATTATGAATTATTTCACTCCAATGGCAGCAGCCTACAATCAAGCAACAGACACACTCAATGTTTACTTTATAGGCAATGAGAAGCAGCACTATCCAAATCGTGAAGAGGCAGAGAAAGCATTAGGCTTTCCTTGCAACTACTCAGCATCTGACTATAAGAACTTTCGCAAGTCAGGCACAACCATTATTAGAACTGACCTTGGTGGCAAAGTCATTAATCGTAAGTAATCATGGCAACAGCACAGCAAGTATCAGTAAGCATCTATGGATTAGACATAGTTTGCACAATGACCGAAAGCAGAGAAGGTTATACCTTTAAAACTCCTAAAGGATTTGGTGGCAGACATCATGCAAGTTTCTGCAATGAGTTAGGTCAGGCATTTGATGAGCAGCACCCAGATTTAGCTATTGAAATTCATAAGCGCATAAGAGGTGAATGGCCTGATTCCTACCTTGACCAATATCATGTTACTCAGAAATCATTATTCGCATAATCATGACCGACAATCACCCTCAAATGCCACTCAAAGATCAGTTGATTATGTTTGGCAAACTGCTCATCATCTGGGTTCTGTGCGCAATTGTTGAATCACTTTAACATTATTGCCATGCACGATTACATCCTAAAAATCAAGGAAATAAAGTTAGTTCCTGCCAAGTATGGTAATGACATTGTGATTACCAAAGTAGGAGCTTACAATTCAGAAGGTAAGTGGCTCAAATGGGTAAAGCTAAATGAGTATACACTTTCCTTACTTGCCAATGCTGAGATTCCATTTCAGCTTCCTGCTCCCGAAACAAATTTTAACTCTAAATAATAAATTCTAAAACCAATAATTATGGCAATTATCGCAAAATCATCAGGAGAAAGCTCTCAGAGAGAGTTAATCCCTGCGGGAACATATGTTGCCCGCTGTTACTCAGTAGTTCACTTAGGTCATGTTACTCAGAAGTACATGGGCGAGGAGAAATTAGTAGACCTGGTCAGGTTTACTTGGGAGCTACCCACAGAGCTTAAATGCTTCAATGCCGACAAAGGACAGCAGCCTTGTGCCATTAGCAAGGAGATGACCTTCAGCCTAAACGAGAAGTCAAACCTTAGAGCCATGCTGAATGCCTGGAGAGGCAAGGCACTGACAGAAGAGGAAGCCAAGGCATTTGATCTGGCTAAGCTCATAGGCGCACCGTGCATGATCAACCTCATTCATCAGCCAAGCAAGGCCAATCCTGAGAAGGTCTATGAAAGGATTGCGGCTGTGATGCCGATGATGAAGGGCATGACCTGTCCTCCTCAGCATAATCCATCAATGGAGTTCTCAGTGCTGGAGTTCAATCGTGAGAAGTTCATGACATTGCCATCATTCCT